ACGGTCGGCACGCGCGTGTCGGGTGGCAACGCGGGCCAGCTTGCTTTCGGACGCACCTTGCAGGGTGGAGGCAGCCGCGCGCAGGCGGTGCAAGCGTTGCGAGATGCGCAGCGCGAGACGGCATCGCAGGTGTTCATCTACATGGGGCCCGGTCGTCACCCGCAAGCGATCACGCAAGAGTTCGGGACCTACTTTCATCCGCCACAGCCCTACATGCGCCCGGCCTGGGATGAGGAAAGCCGTGCCACGCTTGAGCGCATCGCGACGGAACTGTGGGCCGACATTCAGCGGTCTGTTGCGCGTGCTGAGCGCCGCGCGGCCAGGGCCGCGGCGAGGGCTGCCACATGAAGACTGCATTCCGCACCTTGCTGACCGGCGACGCTGCCATCACCACGCTCGTGCCGGTCGCGCGCATCAACTGGGTTTCGCAGCCGCAGGGCGCGGGAGCGCCGTATGTGACTCTCCACACCATAGGTGGCGCCGAGGATCTCACGATGCAGGGGCCGGATGGGCTTCTGATGGGCCGGGTGCAGGTCGATTGCTACGGGGAAACGGCGAAACAAGCAGACGACGTGGCGCAGGCCATTGTCACGCGGTTGCACGGTTACCGCGATACCGGGTTCCGGTTGGTGACGCATGTCGCCACCCGAGACAGCCGCGAGGGCGGCACGAACGAGGCTGAACGGTTGTTCCGCGTCAGCCTGGATTTCACTTTTGCATGGAGGGCATGACATGCCGACAGCAGCTTCGCAGGCAGATATTGCCTATGACTGGGAACTCTGGATCGGGCGGACGGTGGCTCAAACGACCACCTGGACGCAGATCTTCGGGTTCGAATCCCTGCCCTATCCCGAACAGGTGCCCGAGGATGTGGATGTGACCCACATGCAGTCACCCGGTCGTGCACGGGAAACCATGCCCGGCCTGCTTCCGGTGGCCGACTGGTCTCAGGAAAAGCAGTATTGGGGCGATGATGGCGACGACCTTTTGGACGAGCTGGCAGAGCTGACCGCCGCCGGCACCAAGGAGGACGTGCTGATCGAGTTCAACATCTCCGGGGCGCTGCGGCGCACCTACCTTGGCTACATCAACGTCTTCACGCCGACCGGGTCCGTGGGTGACAAGTCCATGGTCAACGTCGGCATCAAGCTGATGGAACGGCAGGAAACCGATGCCCGGGTGATCGAATGACGGCAGATCCCCGCGGCCTGTTCGAGGTGACGGCGAACGGCCAGACGTATCGTCTGCATCTGGGCATGTCGGTCCTGGCCGACCTGCAGGGCAAGCACGGGCAGGACGTCTTGTCGAGGCTTGACGCGCCACCGGCGGCTCCACCGGGATGGATGCCGCCGCTGGCCATTGTTGTCGATCTTATGCTGGGCGCGCTTCAGCGGCACCACGCCGAAGAGGCGGATCGCTTCGTGGTGGACGACATCATCGCAGAAAACCCGCAAGCCTTCGAGCGGCTGATGGCGGCCAGCTTTCCAGATCAGGCGCCAAAGGCCACGTCGGGAAACGGCAGAAGGCCGAAGCGGGCGGCCTGAACCTCAATACCCTGCTGAAATCATACATCGCGGCGGGTTTCGATCCGGCGCGGTTCTGGGACATCACGCCGCGCCTTTTCACGACTGAGATGGAGGGCGCGCAGGATCGGCTCCGCAATGACCGGGCAATGATCTGGTGGGGCGCGATGTTGCCGCATCTGAAAAAGCCGCCGTCCTTCGACAAGTTTGTCGGCCAGTCAGAAAACCGCGTGCGTGACGTAGCCGCCTGCGTGGCGGCGTGGGACCGGGTTGACCGTGCCCTGAGCCGAAACAGGAAGAAAGCATGACACAAAGCATCATCGGCGCGCTGCGGGTCACTCTGGGGCTGGACAGCGCACAATTTACGCGCGGCACCCGGCAAGTCGAAGGTTCGATGCAGCGCGTTGCGCGCCAAGCGCGCCGCCTGGGCGCGGCGATGACGCTGGTAGGCACCGGCATTGCCCTGGCAGTGCGCGGGCAGTTGAACGCGGCGGCAGAGATCGCCACCCAGGCGCAGCTTGCGAATGCGACCACCGAGGAGTTTCAGCGGGCGGCGGCGGCAGCACGGTCTGTGGGAATCGAGACCGACCAGCTCGCCGACATCTACAAGGACATGTCCGACCGCATCGGTGACTTCCTGTCGACTGGCGGCGGGCCGATGGCCGATTTCTTCGAGAACATCGCGCCTCAAGTCGGGCTGACTGCTGAGGCGTTCCGCGATCTGTCTGGCCCGCAGGCTCTGCAACAGTTCTACAGTTCGCTGGAGCAGGCGGGTTTGTCGGCCAACGAAATGACCTTCTACATGGAGGCCATCGCGTCGGACGCTACGGCGCTGATCCCGTTGCTCGCAAACAGTGGCGCCGAAATGAACCGGCTTGCCGACGCTGCGCAGAGGGCGGGCATCATCTTGTCGGATGACACGATTGCCTCGGCCCGGCAGTTCAACGAAAACATGCGGACACTTGGCGACACCGTTAGTGGCTTCGTGACGGTGCTGACCGCCAACCTCGCCCCGGTGATCGAACAGGTCAGCGGCTTCATTGCGTCGATGGCTGAGCGGTTCCAAGAGCTTTCGCCAGAAGTGCAGAGGTTCGCCTCGATTGCCGCAGCAGTCTTCGTCGTGGGCGGTCCGCTGCTGGTCGGCCTTGGCCTCGTCGCCGCCGCGATCGGCGCGCTGGCCACGCCCTTTGCGCTGGCCGTGGCTGGTGCGGTTGCGTTGGCGACGGCGGCGGTCACGCTTTACGCGAATTGGGAGTCGGTCCGGGAGTGGTTCGGCGAGCGACTGGAAGCGGTCGCGCAGTATTTCACCGACGCATGGACGAGCGTAACCACGACCGTCAGCACATGGGCGAGCGATGCGCGGCAATGGGGCCGCGACACGATCCGCGCGCTTGGCGAGGGCATCGCCGAAATGGCAACCGAACTTGTCGCGGCCATCGCCGGGCTATGGGAAGCCGTGCGGGCAGAGCTTGCAAGTTGGCCTGGTCGTCTTGTGCAGACCGGTCGCGACATTGTCACCGGCCTGATTGACGGCATTCGCGGCGGCACGCCCGAGGCTGTGGCCGAGACTGAGGCGCTGGCCAACCGCGTTAACGATGCGGCCTTCACGACATTCGAGACGCAATCGCCTTCGCGCCTGTTCCGCCGGATCGGTGAATGGCTGACGCAGGGCCTTGCGCAGGGCATCGAGGGCGGCGCGGCTGCACCTGTGTCGGCGATGAACGGCATGGCGCAGGCGGTGGCATCGGCTGGCGAAACGGCGACCGAGGGCGTTTCGCGGTTCGCGTCGGGCTTTGCTTCGTTCATCCGGCCTATTCTGGACGGCACTCAGACCATCGGCGATGCGTTCGCACAGATGGCAAGCCGGATTGCCGACAACCTGATCAACTCGGGCCTACAGGGTCTTGGTGGATGGTTGGGCGGGTTGTTCGGCTTCGGCGGCGGTGGCGGTGGTGGCGCTGCCATCCCGAAATTCTCAGGTGGCGGCTACACGGGCAACGGGGCGCGCAGCGGTGGCATGGATGGTCAAGGCGGTTTCCTTGCCATGATGCACCCGCAAGAGACGGTCATCGACCACACGCGCGGCCAGTCAGGCGGCGGCGGTGAAGTCGTGGTTCGCCTTGCCGTTCCCCAGGGCGTCACCATCGAGGAATCCCGCCAGATCGCGGGCGACACGGCCATCCGCGTCGTCGCTGAGTATGACCGCACCACGTTACCCGACAGCGTACAGGCGATCAACCGCGACCCGCGGCGGAGGGCCATGTGATGGCATTCACCTATCCCCTCTCGCTGTCGCAGTTTCAAGACAGCCTGAAACTGTCCATCTCCGAGTTCTATCTGAGCAACCCCCGCCAGATGTCGCGCACGGCAGAAGGCACGCAGTTGACGGCTTCGCTTGGCGAGGCTGTGTGGCAAGGCTCGTTTTCCCTGCCGCCGACCAATGATCGCCACGAATCCGCACGCATCGACTCTCTGCTGTCGGTTCTGGATCGGGCCGGGTCGAGCTTCCTGGTCTACGATCCGGTCAAGCCACTGCCTGCCAGCGGTGGCACCACATCCGCGACAATCGCCAGCCTCAATTCGAGCGACCGGCGGGTGATGACGATAACCGGCGGTCCCACCCTGGCTGCCGGTGATCTGTTCAGCTTCACCTACGGCAGCAGCCCCACCCGCTACAGCCTGCACCGGATCGTGTCGGTGTCCGGCTCCACGCTGGAAGTCACGCCGTTTCTTCCGGTTGGCACCACGGTGGGCGCAACGCTGACATTCGAAAAGCCGGTGATGAAAGCCGTGCTTATGCCCAGCCCTGACTTCGGGTCGCATCGTCCCGTGATCTCGGGCCCGAAGTCGTTTTCCTTCGTCCAGACATATCGGTGACCCATGCGTGACTACGGCACAGCCATCGAGACGCAGATCGCATCCCTATCGGGTGTCATGGTCCGCAGCCTCGTGTGGATTGCGGCCAAGAACCGCGACACGGGCGAGACGGAAAACGCGGGCTTCTGGAACGGTCTTGATGAACTGACGATCACGATTGGCGGGGTGTCCCGGACCTATACCGGGGCGGGTGCGTTGCTGTCCCTGTCGCCCATCACCGGCACAATCGGGCTGCAGGTCAGGATGCACCAGATCAGCCTCAGCGGCATCCCGCCGGAAGTGCTGGAGCTTGTCCACGGCTATGACGCCCGGCTCGCGCCCATCGAGGTGCATCAGATCCATTACGATCCCGTCAAGGGCGTGGTCATCGGTGACCCGGTGCGCATCCTCAAGGGGTGGATTGACGAGATGCCCGTCCCGCGCCCGCAGGAAGGCGGCACGGCCACGATAGACCTCACGGTGGCCTCGGCAGCACGGGCACTGACACAGACGCTGACGACCAAGAAATCCGACGAGATGCAGCGGCGGATCAGCTCGACCGACAAGGGGCGTGAGTACTCGTCCATCTCGGGCGCGGTCGGCGTCTTCTGGAACGTCCTGAACAAGCGGGCAGCGCCACCGGCGACGACGCCAGCCAATGTCAACCCAAGTGTAAATTCGGGGTTCCGATGACCCGGCAGCAGCACCTCAACGCCTACCTTGCGCGTGTAAGGGCGCGTCGGTTCCGACCCGGCGCGCATGACTGCGCGCTTTTCGTGTCGGGCTGGGTCGAGCAGATGACCGGCCATGACCACGCCGCCGCCTTTCGCGGTCGATACACGAAGCTGGACGCGGGGCAGGACCTCCTGGCCGCGGCGGGGTTCGAGGACCACGTTGCGCTTGTCGCGTCGATCCTGACCGAGACGCTGCCGTCGATGGCGCAGACGGGGGATCTGGCCGTGGTCGATGACCGGGCGCTTGGCATCGTCGCATCGGAGCGTGTGTTCGTGCTGCGCCCTGACGGGCTGGGCCATGTGTCCCGGCGTCAGGCTCAAAGGGCATTCACGGTATGAAGTGGCTTTTGGTAGCGACGGCCCTTGTCCTGACGGCAGAGCCAGCGAGCGCAGAACCGATCACAACGGCAATCGCGGCGTTTTCTGCAACGCTTGGCGCAGGGTCCGGCGTCTTTGCGGCGCTTGGTGCGGGCTTCACGGCACTCTCAAGCACCTTTGTCGGCAGGCTGATCGTCGGCGTCGGTCTGTCCCTTGTCAGCCAGATGTTCGCGCCAAAGCTCGCGAGCAACATCAGGAACCAGGGGATTCAGACCGAGCAGACGACCGTGGGCGACACGACGCCGGTCAAATTCGTCGTGGGGCGCTACGCGCTCGAAGGGCACGCGGTCGCCCCAGCCTACTCGCGCAGCGAAGACAACCGCATCCTGACCTACATCCTTGAGGTGTCGAACATTCCGGTCACCGGCCTGACGGGCCGTGTCATCGTGGACGGTCAGTACACGGATCTGGTCGCGAGTGACGACGACGCCGAACGGCTGGACTTCGACAGCTTCGGGGTGGACAACGCGGGCAATGCTTATGGCTGGCTGTGGTTCTATGACGGCACGCAGACAACCGCGTCGGCCCCGCTGGTGACCTTCTACGGCTCGCACCCTGATCGCCCGTGGACCACTGACCATAAGCTCCTGAAAAGCGCCTACGCGGTCTGCGAGTTCGGCTATGACCGCGAGGTCTATAACAGCCTGCCCTCGGTCCGTTTCGAGGTGGACGGCATCGCGCTATACGATCCGCGCAAGGACACGACCGTGGGCGGGTCCGGCTCCCATCGCTGGGACGATCCCGACACCTGGGAGTTCACCAAGAATCCGCAGGTCATCAGTTACAACATCCACCGCGGGATCACGCTGCCGACCGGCGACATCTGGGGCGGGCAGGTGCCTGGCGAAGATCTGCCGTTGGATAACTGGTTCGCGGCGATGAACGAATGCGACGTGCTGATCGGTGACCGCCCGCAGTACGAGGCCGGGTTCGAAATCAACACCAATACGATGGAGCCGTTCGAGGTCATCGAAGAAATGAACCGGGCGAGCTTCGCGCAGCCCTCGGAATTTGGCGGCGTGTTCCGCGTGCGTGTGGGCGCCCCAGCCGCGGCGGTCATGAGCCTGACCGATGATGATTTCGTAATCACCGAGCCGTCCCGCTACGATCCTTTTCCGGGCCTCGCGGGGACGTTCAACGCTGCGACCGGCACCTATGTCGAACCGGCGGACCTTTGGCAGGGCCGGGCTGCTGACGCTGTTCTGAACTCGACATGGGAGGCGGAAGACGGCGGGCGGCGGCTGACGGTGGACATCAACCTGCCATCGGTCGCGAACAAATCCCAGGCGCAGCAGCTTCTGACGGCATACATCAAGGATCAGAGGCGGTTTCGCACTCACTCCATGGTCTTGCCGCCGTCCTTCGCGTTGCTTGAGCCGCTGGATTCCGTGTCCTTCACAAGCGAGGTCAACGGCTACGAGGACAAGATCTTTGAGGTGGTCAAGGTCGAGCACAGGCCAGACACGCTCAATCAATCTGTTGTGGTGCGCGAGCGCGATGCGGGCGACGTGGACTGGTCCAGTGATGATGATGTGGACCCGCCCGAGGCCGTCTACACGCTCACGGTGCCGCCCGATTTTGTCGATGACTTCGAAGACCCGGACGCGATCTGGAACGGAAATTTCAAGCGCAGATTGCGCGGCTGGTCGTCGGATCTGGCCCCGCCGACCGCGATCAGCGTCGTGCGGCGCGACAGTGCGTCGGGCCATCTGGCCTTGCAGGTCGCCCCCGCGGCGAACGTGCTCAAGATGGACTTCGGGCCTGACCTGCTGGACAGCGTGTCGGAGATTTCCAGCGTCCTTTGGGATGGGTACATCCCCGTCGATCCGGCGACCGAGGTGTACATGCGCTTCATGCTGGCGGGCGGCACGGAAGACGAGGACTATGTCGACAACATCGCCTTCTGCCGCGGCGTGCTGCGCTGGTACGACGAAGACAAGGTGCAGCTTTCCGACCCGGATGACGAGACGGTAGATTTCGACCTGCTGGCGTTCGAGGTGGCGGCAATTTCGGCGGGGCGCCCGTTGTGGGCGACCTTCCAGCGCACCGGCTTTCCGCCCGAGGATGCAGCATTCTGCAGGCCTTATCTGCGCTTCGAAGACACGCAGGGCGTGGTGTTCGTGGCGAATGTCGCTGTCGGGTCCGCATTCGACACAGCCCGCCTGCAACTGAACTCGGTCACCGAGAATGAAGCCACGGCATTCAGCACCACGACGCTCGCCACCAACAACACCCCCGAGACGCTGGCGACGGCGACCGTGTTCGTGCCGACGCTTTCGTCTGGTGCAAGCGGCGAGGCGTTGTTCATCGACGCGCAGTGCCACGCCAACTGCGATTTCACGGCTGCCGGGTCGGTGACTGTCAGGCTCAAGGTAGACGACGACGTGGTGGCCACGGGTCAACTGGCGGCTGACGGCGTGGTCACGCTCGGCGCTGATGCTCTGCGGGGGCCGGGGAAGTATGACGTGTCCATCACGGCGGAGGCATCGAACGTCTCGGGCGTGACGATCACGGAAGGCCGCGTCAAGGGCCGGGTGTTCAAGCGATGAGCCTCGTCGTTTACGACACCGCGACGGGCAGGGCAAAGCGGCTGCACGACGGCACCGCACGGTCTTTGCAGAAGGCGCGGGACAGGCTGTCGGACGGTGAGGCGTGCATCGAGGGCGACTTCAAGTCCATCACCGGCAAGCGCGTGCAGGACGGCGCGCTGGTGGACATCGAGCCGACTGCCGACGACGCCATGCGCGCCCTGCGGTCCACCCGAGACAAGCTGCTGCGGGCGCATGTGGATGCCATGAACCCCGTCTGGTGGGACGCCATGCCGCCAGCCCAACGGGACGCATGGCGGGACTACCGGCAGGCCCTGCTGGACCTGCCCGCCGTGACGACTGACCCATTCAATCCCGCCTGGCCGGAGAGGCCCGCGTGAAGCTGGTTCGCGACGACACGATTGTCGTCCTGCCGACCGGCATTTTCATCGTTCCCGCACACGGCCTCAGCTTTCAGCGCGAGCCGTGCAGGGTGATCGTTTTCCCTCGTGATGGAGCAAAGACATGACCAGAGGACTAATCCGGGGCAAGGATACATCGGTCGTCACCGACAATGGCTCGCTCGTCATATCGGTCGTGGATGGCGAGCAGCTTCATTTCGACTTCACCCTTGAATGGCTGTCCGACCTGACCGACTACACGGTGGTTGCGAAGATCGTGGAAAGCCTCAACGAAGCGGGCGACGGGCGCACGGTGCCGATGGATGAGGCGGTGACACCGCAGATCGTCACCCTGCCAATCATCGACACCGTGACGGATGACAACATTTTCACGCTCGTCATTCCCAAGGACATTTCAGACGACTTCGACGTCGCGCCGACACCTGACGATCCGGTTTACGCGTATTTCGCGATTGAGGTGTCGGACGACGGCGAGGGCTCGGCGCAGAAGATCTGGGTGCCGGTGCGCGGCGTGATCGAGATCCTGTATAACCCGGTGAGGACGGTCTGATGACGTATGAGGTGACAGTCAGCGGCACCAGCGTGTCGGTGTCGGTTTCGGGGAGCAGCTTTGCGGTGTCGGTATCGCAGCTTGGATCTGGTGCGCCGTCTCTTGCTGACATCACCGACTGGCCGAGCGAGGTATCTGCCGCCGAGGTCGGGTATCTGGACGGGGTGACGAGCCCGATCCAAGAGCAACTGGAGGCAAAGGCAGCGTCGTCTCACACGCACACGCTCAGCGATGTCACCGATGCCGGGGCCATGGCTGCACTGGCCGAAGCCACCGCCGATCAGGTGCGCGCGCTGGCCAACAGCGCGCTTGGCATCACGACGCGCCGGGCGCGGGACGCGGCGGCGCTGATTACTCCATCAGGTTCAGCCAACTGGACGCCGGACTGGGAAGCCTTCGTTTCAGCGGATTGGAGCGTCACAGCGAACCGGACCTTGGGCAACCCGACCAACGTCATTCCCGGCACCACGCGGGTGGTAAAAATCCGTTCCAGCAGTTCCACCGCGCGAACGATTTCGTGGGGGTCCAACTTCAAGGGCAACATCCCGACAGCGACGGTGACGGACAGCGCGTTTCTCTTTGTCACTCTCACGGCGATTTCATCCACGGAAATCGTGGTGTCGCATCTGGAGTACACTTGATGTTTATCCCCGGATTTCCCATCCCTGTTGTTCCCGCTTCGGTCGGCGTCAATTTCCCTATGGCCACGATGATTGCAGGAAACCTCGAAGATGTAGCATTTGGCTTCGTTCGTTCCGGTTCTGGTTTTTCCACAACTAACGGGGATATTGCGTTCGGGGCGCTTGACGGTACGCTTTTCGAAGGTCTTGCCGTTGACGCTGTGTATTCGGGAGAGGGCCTTGTCGTTGTCTTCGGGGGTAACCACGCGGCTACGCTCGCTGGTGTTTCCGGTCTTTTGATCGGTGCAACGGAATATCCGATATTTGAGACACCGGAATACGACGCTGACACTCTTTCGACGTTCATATATTTCAACACACTCTTTGATTTCGAAGACTCTGAAACTTACACGCTGCAACTGACGTGAGGGACCCGACATGATTGGACTTGGCCTAGGCATCACATCGCCGTTCGTGCTGCGGAGCGGCGGCACCCCCACCCTCGCCTCCCTCTTCGGCAGCACGGCGGGCTTTGCCTACAGCCTTGCCGACATTGACACGCTGTTTCAGGACCGCGCAGGGTCTACGCCTGTCACGGCAGGAGGGCAGTCGGTGGGGGTGCTTCTGGACGGGGCGCGGGGGATGGAGTTGGGGCCGGATGCATGGTCTGACCCGGCTAATGCTGTGGGCGTAGACTGGACTGACAATGGGGATGGTTCTTACACCTATGACGGCGCCAGATCCCCGGCAACCGCCAGCCGAATGCAATGTGACACAACTATTCCTTCAGGCACTTTTGCCGAGTTAACATTCGAAGTGTCTGGATATACGTCCGGCACCTTTACAGCTCTTTCGGCCGGTCCCGGCGGCCAAGTTGTTGGTGGCTTAACCGGCAATGGTGCCAAAAAATTCATCTTTCCATCAAATAATGGACGCTTTGGTGTCGATGGAAGTCTAGCGAATGCTGGGCTTACAATCTCCAACATCTCCGTACGCGAAATCCCCGGCATCCCCGCCATTGCCATCGGAGACAGCTTCCGAGCGGTCTATCAGGAATCCCCACCACGGCTGGCGTTCGACGCGAACGACGACCGCTATCCGGTGGCCTACAATCCTCCCACCACAGGCACCATCGCGGTGCGGATGCGCGGCGGCACGGCGTCTCGGATCGTGCTTGGCTCTCAGGGAGCAAGCGACGGGCGATGCTACATGGCATTGGCATCGGACGGGGCGCTCGCGGGCGGCATCGGAACGCAGGCGACCAGCGTCATCAAGGGCACCACGGACATGCGCGGCGTCTGGGTCAACGGCTTCCTGACATGGGACGGCACCACGGTCGAACTGTGGGAAAACGACACCAAAATCTATTCCGGCGCGCAGTCCGGCGCGGTCAACACCACCATCCCGTTCATGCTCGGTGCGTTGAATGCCAACGGCACCCCGACTGCCTTCTGGGATGACGACATCAAGAAGGCCCTCGTTATCGCGCGGGTGCTGACCACCGCAGAAATCACCAACCTCAACAACCAATGGAGTGCCTGAAATGGGTATAAGAACAGTCCTCATCGTCGAGGCAGACCACGCCGCCAAGCTCACCATCGTCGCCGCCCAAATGGGCTACGGCCAGCCGTTCGATCAGGGCCGACGCCTCATCCCGTCCGACACGCAGGACGCCACACCCACGACGCCGCCGACGCACTACCTCGTCAACGACGCCTCGATGGTGACCGACCTTGAGCAAAAGTTCCGGCTCATGGCCGCTGGCGAGTTCATGCCGCAGGTCGTCTGGGCCGATGTTCCCGGCATCACCGAGACCAGCGCCAACGCCGCCGCTGCCGCGCTGCAAGTCATCTCGGAAGCCGGCGGCACCATCAGCGACCTGCCGACGCTGCTGGAAGCCAAGGGCCTGCGGTTCGTTCCCGAGATGGAAATCTGATCGCCCCCGGCGAGACGCTCATCGACAGGGCGTCTCAGCGAAACCAGAGAGCGAGCATGACCGACCCGGCAGACCCCGAGAAGCCCGTGCTTTGGGGCAGCGAGCATCTGGACGCGGTGGTCGCGGCGATGGGCCTGACGCGGGAACCCGTCGCGTAACGAGAGGCAGAGCATGACAGATCAAGACCAAGATCAGTGGCACCTCGACAAGAGAGTGCCCGTGGCAATCATTTTCGCCATCGCGATGCAGACAGGCGGTGCGCTTTGGTGGGCTGCCAGCCTGCAAAGCCGCGTCGAGAACACCGAGCGGTCGATCATCACCATCCAAGCGGAAGTCAACGCGCAGCGCAACGCTTCGCAGACGCAGGCTGTGCAGCTTGGCCGGATCGAGGAACAGGTCGACGGTCTGCGCTCGGACTTCAGTCGCTTCCTTAACGCATTTGAGAGAGGGCAGAGGCCGTGATCAAATTCATCCCCAAAGCGCGCCGCGTGGCGCTGAAATCCCAATCGCTCTGGGCAACCCGCGCGGGCATTGCTGCACTGGTCTTGCCCGAAATCTGGTTCGCCGCCATGGGCTATGACATCGTGACGCCCCTGGCCCGCTGGACTGCCGGTCTGGGCCTGCTGTTCCTCGCGGAGTTCCTGCGCTACGTCGATCAGGGCGGGCTCGACAGATGAACCTCGCGTGCATCCTGTTTGCCGTCTGCACCGGCACGGCGACCCCGACAAGCGGCCTGCCATCGTGGGCACAGACAGAACCCTACGCCCGCCCCATCATCCAGCGATGGGAGGGCACCGGCCCGCGCGAGACCTGCGCCGCCAGCCCGTCGCGGGTGTGCTACCGGGCCTACCTCGACACAATCGCGGAACCGGATGTGCCAACGATTGGGCATGGACAGACACGGCTATTCCACCCTGACGGATCGGTCAACCGCGCCGTCCGCATGGGCGACCTGATCACTGCCGAGGAAGCCGACCGGCAATTCGCCATCGGGCTGGAGCGACAATACTGGATGCCCTACCGGGCCTGCGTCACGGCCTCGTCCATGGCACCGCAGACCGACGCCGCCATGACTTCGCTGACGTGGAACATCGGCACGGGCGCCATCTGCCGTTCCACCGCCCTGCGCCGCCTCAACGCGGGCGACATCGCCGGGGCGTGCCAGGGGCTTACCATGTGGAATCGCGCGGGCGGAAGGCAGGTTCTCGGGCTGGTGAACCGCCGGGCCGATGAGTACCGCCTTTGCATGGAGGGGGCCTAGTGCGCCCGTGGCTCTATGCCGCCGCTGTAGCCGCTGTGCTGGCCGCTGGGGCGTGGCTCTACCTCACCGGGCGCAGTGATGGCCGGGAAGCCTGCCAAGCCGCTGTACGGGCCGCACAGGCCGCACAGGAAGCGGCTATTCAGAACGCCGCCCGTATCAGCCGCGAAGCCGCCGCCGCAATCCGCCGGGCCGAGAGTGATCGTGCCGCGGCCCTACAGGAGAGCCTCGATGCGCTGGACGACAACGACCGCAGCCTGTGCCTGTCTGATGGCGCTCGGGGCGTGCTCAACGCCATCGGTTCCGAGTAGGGTTCCGGCACCCGATACCGCCCTGACAGAGCCGTGTGCGGCGCCCGTGAGATTGCTGAACACGGCGGGCGTTTCCGAGTGGGCGCAGGACCGGCGGTCGCTTGTGGACTGCGCCGCGCGTCATGAGGGGCGGCGACAACCCCCTGCGCCCATGCCGCCAGCCCCTCATGACGCGCGGCGCAGGGGGTTGTCGCCGCCACGGGGCCGCAGTGACGTGTTCGA